TATGTAACATATGATAAACAGTTCATTATACCGTATGAAGACTTAACAAACAAAGAAATATATCTAATGGGGTACTTAGAGGAGCGACTAGCAAGCGAACCCAGATTATACACCGTGTAAGAGAGGAGGCGAGGCGACATGGAAGAGCAACTATTCAACCCGGATAAATGGTTAAATCTTGGCTTACCGGGTGCAGCACTGTTCATTGTACTAATAATCATAGTGTTGATGTTCAGACAACAAGGCAAAAGTATTGATAAGCTATGTGAAAAGCTTGACAATGTAACAGATGCTTTCTCTGAATCCAACATAACGCTAAGAGAGGTTGTTATAAGCAATGACAAAGACCAGAAGGAACTATTGAGACACATCAGTAATCTTTCTGAATTAGTCCAAGACATGCATAAGCGTGTAATTCGTTTGGACACAAGGCTTTATGAAATGACTAAGAAAGGAGAGAACATTACATGACTAAAGGAAAAGTCAAAAGTCAGGTTGTAGATACCAACCAGACATCATCCGATGTGGAACATCTCAGCAAAGAAGCTGAAAAAGATTTAACTCCTGAAGCTATTGAGGAGTTATCAAATGGGAAAGGAGATGACGAAGATGAGTAACAGCCCATTAGTAACTTATACCAAACTCTCACCGAATCACAGCGGCAAAAGAACCAAGCCAATTGATACAATCACAATCCATTGTGTAGTCGGTCATTGTACAGTAAAGACATTAGGCGACATCTTCGCGGCGCCGAGCCGCCAGGCCAGCAGCAACTATGGTGTTGATGACTGGAACGGTATTGGCCTCTATGTAGATGAAGCGAATCGTTCATGGTGCACATCTTCTAACGCCAATGACCAGCGTGCAATCACAATTGAGGTAGCCAGCGATACAACTGAACCATACGCGTTCACTGCGTCTGCTTACGAAACTCTTATAAAACTGGTTGTAGATATTTGTAAGAGAAACGGTATTAAGAAGCTGGTTTGGTCAACAGACAAAAATGAAAGAGTAAATCACCTGAATGGCTGTAACTTAACTGTTCATAGAGACTATGCGAATAGGTCTTGCCCAGGCAACTGGATGTATAACAAGATGGGTGAGTTTGCAGCAGAAGTCAATAAGCGTCTCGGCGCCGTTGAGCCTCAGCCTACTCCAGCACCAACTCCAAGCGGCTCATATACTGTGAAAGTAAACATCACAGATTTGAATATCCGCAGCGGCCCTGGAACTAACTACAAGATTGTAGGGCAGACCGGAAAGGGTGTCTTCACTATTGTAGATGAAGCTTCTGGTCAGGGAGCGACTAAGTGGGGCAAACTGAAGAGTGGTGCAGGTTGGATTTCACTGGACTTTGTTGAAGGAGCCGCTCCTGTGAAGACAGAGATTGCTAATGGAGACCTTGTAGATTTCAAGGGCGGTAATTACTACATTAGCTCGACTGGTGGTAAGTACTACACAGGCAAGCCTGGTAAAGCAAGAGTTACCCAGGTTGCTAAAGGAGCGAAATACCCTTACCATGTGATTCGCACAGGTAACGAAACTTCAGTTTATGGCTGGGTCGATGCAAACACCGTTTCTAAGTCTTAAATTTAGCCAAATGGCTAATAAATAAAAGGAGGTAAAATTATGAGTATCGACATTATGGAGTTCATCCGACCTGAGTTTTTTATTCTCATTGCCGTATGCTGGGTAATCGGTTGGTTGCTCAAGACAAGTAAGGTGAAGGATGAACTGATCCCTATCTTCTTGTTTACATTCAGTATCCTGGCAGCGTTTGTGTATCTGATCGCAACGACACCCCTGACTACGCTTCAGGAATGGATGCTGGCAATCTTTACAGCCATTACGCAGGGCTTTTTGTGTGCCGGTGCTGCAGTCGGTGGAAATCAGCTTATTAAACAGACCTCGCGTGCTGATCTTTCACATGGCATCACCGAAGTAAAAGAAGATAATGACAAAAACGATTTCCTAACTTAAACATTAAAGCTTCTCCTGCTTAAACAAACAGAAAAGCCTTCTCAACAAAGAGAAGGCTTTTCTTCTACTGGTGAAAAGAGATAGGCCATATACCCGCTTCAAAGTCTTCTGGTAGAAAGAGATAGGCCGAAGCTGGCCGCGCTGGGCGTGCCGCAGTAGGATTGCTTACCGGCAAAAAGAAAGGGTAGATCCGTTTAGGATCTACCCTTTTCTTGGCATTATGGACTAATATAAGATCTCGGCGTATGTAAAGCCGCGATCAAGCCATTCTTGTTTTGACCATGTCTGCTTACTTATGAAATGAAATTCAAGGTTATTGAAGTCACCTAAATACCATTCTATTCCTGGCCAGTCATCAAAAGTAATAAACACTTTCGATAAACACAAAAGACCTAAACGGCGATCCATAAGTGTTGTCATCACACAAGCAAAACAGCCATCATCAAAACCATGAAATTCAACTTTGCGCAGAAACGGCGCTAACATCTTGAGTAGCCGCACTGACAAACCAGGCAGCCCTCCGCACGCAGTAAAAGCTTACCACATTCCGGACACTTTGCTCCTTCCGCACCAGTGGTATTAAGCATCGCCTGCTGTAGGATCGAATTTAATTGTTCAGGCGAGATAGGCATTTCCGCTTTAATGGCCTCATCTGGAGTTTGTTTCTTCTTGTCTACAATCTCCTGTAAGAAGCGACCGACTACATCCGGACAAGATTTGCCTTTGAGAGAAGAATCCTTGCCGGCTTGATAGCGGAAGTTATCACAACGAACAGAGCGTAACTGATCAATGAGGACTTCAAGCGGCATCCCGTGACGTAATGATATCGATAGCAATCGTGCAACAGCATCCGTATACGCTGAACAACCGCCATTAGCCCCGGCGCGCATCAACACTTCGAAGACGTTATTATTCTCGTCCATATTAACCGTAACAAGCATCATTCCGCAGCCGGTAGGAATTTGCTTTGTGATCCCAGTGAGGGATTGCGGTCGTTTAAGCCCATTTGTAAGCTTGATTGTTTGAGTTTCAGCATCAGAGGATTTCTCAACTTTCAAAGGCTGACTATCGCGGCACCCATCACGGTACACCGTAATGCCTTTGCAGCCACTTCTATAGGCCAGCTTGAAGATGTTCTGAATGCTCTCTACGCTTACGCCATTGCTGAAGTTGATCGTCTTGCTTACGGCATTATCCGTATACTTTTGAAAGGCGGCTTGAATATGCACATGATCTCCTGGTGCGATGTCTTGTGCAGTGATAAAGATGTCTTCCATGGCCATAAGAGCGCTTTGATTCGCTTTAGCCATTGAAAGTGCTGCTTTATATACCCCTTTGATCGTTCCATTCTTGAAGATGTAGGCCTTAACAACATCTTGCAACATATCGTCGAATTTATGCTTAACCATATAAGCTTCGACGTGCTCGTTAACGAAGTGAAGAATTTCGCCCGTATCCGCAAGCTTCTTCGTATAGCTTAAAGCAAAGAAAGGTTCGATCCCATAACTGGCTCCTGCTATAAGCGAAATCGTACCAGTGGGGGCAATAGTTGTGATTGCCGCATTCCGCATCTTGTTCTTGTAAATGCTCATGTCGATGTTAGGGAAGGGTTCGAATATCTCTGCAAGCTTCTGGCTTGTTTCCTTGGAGGCAGAAGAAATGCAACTCATGATCTGTTCCGCTAATTGAACCGCACGAGAAGTATCATAGCCAATTTCCAGCATGTAACAGACATCAGCAAAGCCCATCACGCCGAGGCCTATCTTACGATTTGCTTTAGCCATTTTGGTTATTTGCGGGAGTGGATACTTTCCTGCATCAATGACGCAATCCAAGAAAGTAACCGCCAAAGCGGTAAGCGCCCTTAATTTATTATAATTGAACTCACCGTTCTCAACAAGATTACGAAGATTAATCGAGCCGAGATTGCATGCTTCATGGGGAAGTAAAGGTTGCTCGCCACAAGGATTTGTTGCTTCGATGGGACCTAATCCCGGCAGCGTATTCTTTTTATTAATTGTATCGATGAAGATAACACCCGGCTCGCCAGAGGCCCATGCACGCTCGCCAATCAGATTCCAAATTGCGCGAGCATCCTCTTGTCCATAGACTTTGCCGTTATGAACAAGGTCATAAGTAGTGCCAGCGTCTACCGCTTTCATAAAGACATCCGTCACGGCGACAGATAAGTTAAAGTTTGTCATTTCATCCTGATTAGACTTAAGCGTAATGAATTCGCGGATGTCGGGATGATCCACTCGAAGGATTCCCATATTAGCCCCGCGACGTGCACCGCCTTGTTTCACTGTATCTGTACAAGCGTTAAAGGCGCGCATAAATGGAATGGGACCGGATGATTCACCCTGTGTAGAAGATACCGTTGCACCCTTAGGGCGGAGTCTTGAAAAATCAAAACCTGTACCACCACCAGTTCGCTGGATCAATGCCATATCAGCTATAGCATCGCGGAATATTCCTTCCATCGAATCCTCTACTGGTACGACAAAGCAGGCAGCTAACTGATTGAAGGAGCGGCCAGCATTCATAAGTGTAGGCGAGTTTGGCATAAAGTCACGAGTTGCCATGATATTAAAAAAGGCATATCGGATCTTTTCAAAATCCTCAGGTGCCATTTGATCCTGCAGCGGCTTAGCAACAGCCGCGGCAACTCTTATGAACATCTTAGTAGGCGATTCGCCTCTAAGATATTTCTTTTCCATAACAGTAAGAGCTGCTTCAGATAACTCTACGTCAAGGTGTTTATCCAACGGATAGAAAGGTTGTTCAAAGATTTCCTGTAAGCCGATTGTTTCACTCATTTTTGTTCCTCCAGTTTAGATGCATACCATTTATCGAAATCAATTTCTGTAATGGTATCGTCATCGTTTTCAATTTCAATGTTTCCGGTTTTCCAATTGAAAGTCACCAATTCGCCCCAGTTAAAGCCGATCTCAAAGTCTGTCTTGAAAGGAATAGGGCAATCAAAGCGTTCAATGGGGCGCTTTGTCATGATATTATTTGCATATTCTCCTACTGCCATTAACGTTTCTTTGTCGGCAGGAATGTCAAGCAAATTAGAGTCATGAATAAGATTTAGGATATACGTGTCAAAATTCTCTTTTAGGCCCTCTTCCATCAGCATACTACAGTCTAATAATAAATCAGACGATGATGATTGGATAGGGAAGTTCTTTGCTTCGTTTTGTAGCGCATTTAATGATGCAGGCGAAACAAGACCGAAACGACGACGACGACCAAAAGGTGTTTCAAGGTAATTGCCTTGCACTACTTGATCCGCGCACCATTGAAGGTACGCTGCCGCACCATAATATTTCTTGTTCCAGCCGTCAATCATATCTTGCGCTTCAGCAACCGTAATATTATGTTCATCTGCGATAGTAGGAGCTGTTATGCCGTAAGGAATACCAAAGTTAACTGCCTTGGCCCGCATTTTTTGTTTCTTCGTATAATGCTCACCAAATAAGTGAGTAGCTGTCTCATGGTGCAAATTACGTCCTTGCATAAATACGCCACTCAACACAGGACACTTACTTAAGAAGGCTAGCCAACGCAATTCGGCACCAGAATAGTCAATCTCAGCAAGTAGTCTACCAGGTGCCGCTATAAAGGCCTTACGAATGTTACCAACTCCGTTTGCAGATGGCTGATTTTGTACGTTCGGTTCTTTACTACTAAGTCGACCTGTTGCCGTGATGTGAAGATTGAAAGTTGAACGAACTCGACCGTCTTCATCTTTAGCATTCAAAAGACCTAATACATAGGTTGAGTGTTCTTTTTGTACTGAACGATATTCTCGAACCTTCTTAATCAACGCTGGAGCGTCTTCAATTGAATCGAGGATTTCTTTCGCTGTACTTCTTCCTTTCTTGATCCGAGGACGAAGCTTCAGACGATCGAATACCATCCACGCCATTTGTTTCGGTGAGCCTGGATTAAATTTAGCAGGTGCTGTTTTAGCGTCTACTTGACGCATATAAATATTTGGTTCCCAGAACGGGGCAGCCAGATCCTCGACTTGGGCTAAAATCTCGGCCAATAGCTTTTCATATTTGACATCCAGCGAATTAAGATAGGGGACATCAATTAGTAAGCCATTTTGCTCTACACGACTAAGAAAGTTGGCCGCGGGAATAAGAAAATCTCTATAAAGGGTTTTAAGACAAGCGTTTTCAGGCTTGTCATGGATTTCGTTAAAGCGGTGAAATAATTGAAATGAGTAGTCACAGTCGACTGCAACACGTTCGCAAAGGGCTTCAAAGAATTGCGGATAGCTTTCAAGTGTAACACTTTTCCAGTTTTGGTTCATCTTATACTTATATTCTTCTGCGTTCAAAAAGACCTTTGATAGATATCCCAAGTCATGTGCTGAAGTTTCATCCAACACATAATGTTGATACAGCGTATCGCCACCGATTGTAATTGTCCCCAGCTTGCGTTTCCACATAACCTTTTTATCATATTTACCGTGTTGCCAAATTGTATTCCACGGCACACCTTCTAAAAAGTTATGAACCAGATTACGCATTTCTCTGGGAATAACATACGTATGATTTTTTTCGAAACAAATACCAAGGACAAGAAACTCAGCAATGCGATAATCCAAATCCGTGGTCTCGATATCCATCGAGCACCATTGAATTTTCTTACGCTGCATCAGTTCCCACAATGCTTTGCACTTTGCAGGTGTATCACACACAGTCCAGCGCGTCTCCCCAGTGTCTACTGTCGAACCACCTTTGAAAATCGTCGAAGCAAGTTGAAGCATTGTTAAAAACGGTTTATAATCACCTGGCTTATGAAGAAGAACACCCGGATTCATAATTGGAATTACTTTACTATTTGGTGCAAACGGATATTCTCTTACACGACCATATTCCTCGGTGATCTTCAAAGCGGAATTGTTTGTTAGTGTTGCTAAGGCTACCGCGCCACAAACTAAAATTAGTTTTGGATTAACCTTTTCAATCTCTTGAAGAAGATATTGTCGACAACACATTGGTGCGTCTTTTGGGAATTTCTGTCCCTTCTTTTTAGGGACAGCACATTTGATTGCTGTAGTCCAATAAACGCTTTTAGCGTCAATTGGTAAGCCCACAGCTTCCATTGTTTCTTTTAGGACTTGCGCTCCCTGGCCGGACATTATGGTGCCTCGCTTAGCCTCTATGGCCGTTGGCGATTCACCAATAACCATGATATCATATTCATGTGACACATCCAGTGCTTGTCCTGAAAGACGTGGATAAACACGACACGAACAACGTTCACATCCCATGATTCTACTCCTTTCTTAAATTACTACGGTTTTATATGAAGAAAAAGCTTTTGTCTTTGCTCATATCCACACAATCTCGCCAAAGTAAACAGTTATAAGCCAACATCGCAAGATTTTCGATTTTACCATCTGCAAAATCAATAGGTTGACTATCTGGACGATCTCCAGCATTAAGTTTCAGATTAGATCGTGCGGCTACATATGCTATTGCCGAATCGACGCCGCGAATCTCAGGTAAATCGCCTTGCTCGATTGCTTTAGCGATAATGGATACTTCAAGCGGAGTACGCCAACAGCCGAGAAGATGAAGATCTCTGCCGCCGAGATCACCTACACGATCCATAAGGTGCTTTATGGCGACGTAACGTCCGTCACGTCCTACGATATCAACAAGAACTTTAGGAACGCCGAGACAACTTACTGCCGGATTCTCCAAAAGAAGAACGGCGCAGCTAAGCCATTGCTCCAATGTTTCTCCTTGAGGTACTGCCATAAAACCCATTTTGCCAAATTCAGTATAGTGCGCTGCCAGATACATCGTAGCTTCTTCTACCGCCTGCAAGGTAGCTTTACTATTACGAAAGACATCCGGCAAAATGAGTTCATCGGCGCCAATGTCGATTGCTTTATTCAGTAATTCATCGATTGGTCGCGGATCTCCTTCGATTAACCCATTATCCATAATAATGAAGGTGTTTTCCTGTTTAGCTTTTCGCTTGAAGAATTCTGTGTATTGCTCCATACCCGGCTTATCAATAAGATGAGCCAGCGCCATGAGATAATCGTCATCCTCAATAGCGTTAAGGTATGTTTGTGGGAGAATTGTTGCTACTTTCATCATACAAATAGTTCCTCCTTAAGAAAATTATTGCCAGGTTTAATTGTTCATTAAACCCGGCAATTATAAAATATCCTATATTATTATAATATTCAAAAAGAAAAGATTTTTAACGTACACACCTTTACATAATATCCTGGATGCCATTTGCTCGGAAGGCTGCTACACGATCCAAGCAGGTACCACAGGAACCGCAAGGTGCCCCTTTTCCTTCATAGCAGCTCCACGTATGAGCGAACTCATCTTCAGACATGCCGATCTGTAAACCATATGCAACGATAGCTGCTTTGTTCTTTTGCCACCAGGGAGCAGTTAAAGATACTTTACCTGCCGTGCCGGTGTAAATAGCTTCAGCCTGAGCTACGATGAACTCCTCAGTGCAATCGGGGTATGCACAGCCGGCAGCATCATCTGCGTGCGCACCATAGAAGATTTCATCGCATTCCAACTGCAATGCTACAGCGGCCGCGTAAGACAAAAACAAACCATTGCGATAAGGAACGTAGGCAGTAACAGTTCCGCTGCCTCCCAGATCCTCGAGCTGTTCAGCATATGATTTGTGAACGATTTCCATTTCGCTTCCCTGGAGAAGAGCACTGACATTGGGATTGAACTTGAAGACGTTAGAAAGGTCTGCTTCATGAAGCCGAACGCCCAGATGTTCGCACTGCCATGCGGCGAACTCTCTTTCTTTGGCGTGTTTCTGTCCGTAAAAGATACTCAGAGCTTCAACATTGACACGAAAGTTTTCACGTGCCACCTTGTGTAAGAGAACTGTGCTGTCAAGGCCACCACTGCAAAGAACGAGTTTTTTCATGATTGTTCCTCCTTTACCCGAATAATTTGTAACTTTCATTTTTGTCGATCACATCAACGCTGTCTACTTTTTTAACCCTCTTAACAACAATGGATGTAACCGGCAGGATGATAATTTCGTATACAGTTTTGAAAGTTACTTGCAGAGCGGCCATCTTAAGCAATTCTTCGAATGGCATATTACCCAAGAAGGCTACAGGCACAAAAATAAGAGAATCGATGAATTCACCGAAAAAAGTAGAAACGATAGCTCTGAAGCCGAAGCCTTTACCGTTGGACTTAGCCTTCATCTTACTAAGCGTTGTAGCATTAACCCAAGAACCAATAATATAGGCCAACATACTTGCGGCAAATAAACGAGGAGTATTTCCAAGTACGGTTGAATACGCGGCACCATGCTCAAACCACACTGGTGCGGGAAGCCATGAGACGATGGTAAACAAAAGAACCATAAGGCCATTCATGGCGAAGCCGAGCCACATAGTACGCCTGGCTGCCTTAAAGCCATAAACTTCCGCAATGACATCCCCTAAGATGTAAGAGAGTGGGAAAATGATGACGGCTGCTGTTAAGCTCCAAGGGCCGAATTGAATCATTTTGTTTGCGACGATATTTGAAATCAACAGGCAAGATGTGAACAGCACGGTTAAAAGCATATAGAGCGTTGTTACGGTATTCTTTTTCATTTTATTTGTCCTCCCCAATATTGATTCTGGAATAAGTTTCTTGGCCGGCAATGATGGCTTGGCAGCAGCCCTCGACCATCCGATCAAAATCTGCTGAACCTAATTCAATGTCGGTAGTATCTATCTTACAGGTCGAGATATGAAGAGTGTCAACATACCGTAACCAATTTTCGTAAGAATTGATAATTGCTTGCAGCTGCTTGGTGGAGACGTAATCGTCTTTCCAGGCTTTACTACGTTTTTCCAATTCTTCGATGGTGCAGTATACATAGATATACAGTGTGTTCAATCTCTGTAGGCTATCAATAGCCGGATCATACGATGCCCAATATGCATTAGGCATTTCGATCCCTTTGACGGTGCAATATAGGGCGTCATCCGGCCAATAGAAACGATCGTACAGAACGTTGATTTGTGAATCCAAAAGTTGCTTAGCCAGCTGTGGCTTATTTTCCTGTCGATAGTCGCATTTGTGATATTTGAAACCCATGCGTTCAGCGACAATCTTCGCAAGGGTAGTTTTGCCGGATCCGTCAGGGCCTACAAAGATAACGTTCATAGGAGCACAAGTCCTATTGATTCGTGCTTGAAGCACTTTATAGATAGGTGTGTCAGTAAAGAGTGTTTCTCTTTCATGACGAGATTGCGCCTCCCCATCTGTGTAAGCTCCGGTGTAATAACGATGCTGAAGTTTTGCCAGATTCAATTCCGCGATATCAACCATCTTTAATCCCGTGGTTTCAGCGATCGCACTGATATACCATAAAACGTCGCCAAGCTCTTTTGCCAGCTCCACTTTGTTGATATCTTCCCCTGCGTAAATGTGGTGTTTTAGAAGTTCGAGAACTTCTCCTGCTTCTCCGCCAAGACCGATGCCCCAATTGAGTAAACGCGCTTGATACGCATTAAGCGGAACATGTTCTTTGAAGGTAGTTGCAGCTTCTTTTTGGAAATGGTCTAACATGATAATACCTCCTGTAAAAAATATTTATGTAGTGGCGTTATATGGAGGTATTCCTTCACTAACGCCGACATACCATAATGGGCCACCCCGCGGCGGCGAGCTCCTGCCTCTCTCGCAGGCACCAGGATTTCATTCAGACAGCAGAATACGGATAAGATTATGAATACCGCGTTCATTGCGTCCCATAATCTTACCCGTCCCAGCCCAAAACTGAATTAGCTTGTCTGTGTTTTGTGTGCGACAATGAAAATGGCCGATCGTTTGATTTTTCAATATATACTCAATGTTGTTCTGCTTGAACTGCTCAACTGCATAGGCAACACGATCATCATTCTTTGCTACTCGGTCTTTATGTTTTTCTTTTGCATATAGATGATAACCGCCGTCAAACGACGAACCCGGATCTTCTTCACGTTCTTTCCTCGTAGCCATAGATAAACCCCCCTTTCTGTCTCCACATTTAATGATTAAAAAAAAAACGCCAGCCAAGATAAATACTCGACTGGCGCTTCTTAATGCTTAGCGCTTAACCGAGGAAAGAACTGCCGGCTTCAGCGGCCGAAAGAACTTCACGGATCTGGTTGCGCTTCTCACCCTTGTACTCGCCGCTCTTCTGTGTGGTGATGTTCACCTTGATCTGGCAAGCGCGATTCAGGATCGTACCTTCGTCAGCGAACTTCTGCGGATTGAAGCTGCTGATATCCACTTCAGGGCAAATGCGGATAAGCATCTGCTTCAGTCGCGGAATAGCAAACTTGGCTCCGTCGCCGGCGAGCACCAAATAATCAAAGAGCTTGCGTTCAGCGAACTCGCCCTCAGTTACCTGATACACGACCTTGATCATGGGATTGCCGCTTGACTGCGACACGGTGTACTCGAACTCGTCGACAATCGCCTGATAGGTACCTTTGGGAAGTACCTCAAACGAAGGTTCGTCGACTTCGTTCAGATTGAAGGTCAAGCCTTCAGTGTCAGCTGCCGCTCCTACGCCAGCCGGTGACCCTCCGAGGTCAAATGTGGTTTCGTCCTTTTTTGCCATAATATTCCTCCTAACGCAATTTCCCGTCCAGATAGCACGGCCTACCATCCACCCACTATATTTTTATATCCGTGATCACCTGTCTTTTAATCGACAGTTGAAAGCCACCTAACATTGTAATCACCGGCTTAGCAACGGCTGCAATTAAATCCTCTCGAAGAGTTAATTGCCAATGCGAGATATTAGGTGGCTTTCAACAGCCGATTAAAGCTGCCGCCGCTTTTGAAGCGGAAATGAAAAGGAGCCGAACAATTCACAGCCAGGGGAAGCTATGAAAGTTAAAAGCCCGTGAGGGCTGGATGCAGCGGTTGGATTCGAACCAACGACCTCAAGGTTATGAACCTTGCGAGCTTCCTCTGCTCCACGCTGCGGCATAAAATAGTTTACGATAATGGCTGGTAGTTTTATACACAGAGGTAAGCTGAACCATTTACTCAAAGCAGCCATCCTTTGACACCACCCCGTAAACACTGTATCCTTGTAGGCTTTCCACCTACTTGCTGGTTTGTGACCTGCGCGCATCCGGCCCCGATGTATCCGGACCCATTCTCTCATGACATTCAAACTAAGACACAGTTTTGTGGGCTTGAAAGCCTGCTGTGTGGCAAATTACTGGATGAGTTATTGTTCCACTATCAACTACTCACAGGGTCCTCTTACCCAAGCTCATCTTTTTCGTACTACCAATGAATGTTTTAGAGCGTCCTCGGTCTTGCGACATTTTTGTTTCCACAGACTATTGACTATGCGTCTTAACCACAAGGGGATTTTAGGACTGCGCTTTCGCCGTCTTTATCGGGCGCATAGCCTCATTGGATACAGCTAAGCTGAATTAGCTTATATTAATATAATATTCAAAAAAATATTATTTTTAACGGAGCCAACAGCTTTTTGAATGTTCATTTTTTCTTGTGTGTTAAAAGTTGCTTTAGGCTTTACGCATTGTCAAGGTCGTAGATTGTTTTCATCGAAGGATCGTCTATAAACATCGTTTTAAGGTTCTCACCAAAACGATGCTTAGCCGCAATGTGCGTATTGCCGTATGAACCGCCGACCAAGAATAGCCGACGTATGATCTTTCCACCCTCTTGTGGAATTGTCGCATAATACCCAACAACATCGACGAGACCACGAACATCGCCTGCCAGCTTGCCGGGAAGAAGGGGCGCGTAGAACCATTTTTTGGCCGTATCCTGATCCGTGTCCTGACCACAGATAAATATACTGTTAATAGGCAGATCCCTCAGCCTACGCACCAGGAATTGAATCATTTCGCGCGATCTACCCCAGTCAGCGAATTGTGCTTGATCGGGCTCGTTATCGATCCTCTGAGTAAGCGGGTCAATACCGAGAAGCTGATACATACAGTACTTCTGTGCTTCTGTAAGAGAGTCCGTAATGACGGTTCTAAGCTTCTTAGGATTGGGGATAAGCTTTTCGAGTTGAGCATCATCCTGGATGACTTCTGCCGGATAGCCCTTGATTTGTGCTTCAAGTCGGCGAAGTTTTATAATGTCATTGTCGTCGCGGAACTTGACGTGTAGCTTAAGGAACTCATAAATGTTTCCGTACTGCTTGAACGTTTGGACGGGGATAACGAGGATCCTTGCAGCGACATCGATGCCGACTTTCTTACCTTCACGAATGAGCTGTTTAAGACCCTTTTCGCCGCCTTCCAAAGCAACATAAAGGACATCTGAATAGTCATCTACGAGAGCCGCTGTGCCTGCAAGAAAGGTCTTGCCAACGCCGAAGTCTCCATAGATCAACATGGAGATCCAATCGGATGCGAAGTCAAGGTCTCTTGCAATAAAAGGGTTGTTAGCGCTCGGCTGCACCACTGGTGCGGGGGCGGCTGCTGCAGCCATAATGTTTGGGGATGCGGGTTTTACTGGTGTTCCTGATAATGCCATGATATCTACCTCCATTTATTATTAACTGAAAACCATTCATACAAGGTTTGCAGTTAGGCACGATCGTCATCGCCGTCGTATAAGAATTTGAATCCGGACTCTTCGGAGTTGCTGTCAAATTCAATTGTCATACATTGGGCGGCATCTAAGATTTCTTCAAGGGGAATTTTTGCGATTTCTTCGGGACTTGGTAAGGATTTACGCCACTCGTCAATGTTGCCATCTTCGTTGCGTGGTCTTTCTTCCCAGTCTTTGAAGAAGGTTTCAACTGTATCCTTATCGCCGCGATCTTGCGCAATACAGGCATCGCGGACAGGGCAATCCCAGATACAATCTCTGGTTGGGTTAGGATAACAGAACAAATCGGGATTAAGCATCATAGCTAATTCGCCATAGATACACTTAGCTGTGTTAATAAGCTGTTCGTCATTACGACGAACAAAATCCCAACGAATAAAACGATCACCTTCAGGTGTTTCACGTGATGCCAGATCATTCAAGAATTGAATGATTTTGTTGGGTGCGCGATCAACACTACCATAATCACGAAGAATTTCCATCTTCAAAAGACTATAGGTGGTTTTTTGCTTTTTATCGACACTGAGTTCACCATTTTTCAGGCGGCGCGGATCTTGCACCATATCCTTGGTAAGCTGTAGATAAATAAAGCCATATATAGGCTTTTTGAAAAGCATTGAAGCTGCCCAAATATAGGCGCTGATTTGATCATCAGTGTCTAATTTGTTTGTGTCTGCTCCTTTAGCTGTTTTATAATCAAGGATCCACCAACGGCCGAATTTATCACAAACAATGCGGTCCATCGTACCATGGTAAAATAACGGAACGATTTGAACTTTTCGTGCATTGCCTTGAGTGTCAAGCCAAACGTATTCAATCTCCGGATCTTCCGCTGTGCCATCCTCCTTGAACTTATATTCGCCTTTTGTGGCGGTTATAAGTGAGCCGTTACTGTACATTCCTTGTTTGTTTTCGGATTCAGGAACATACTGCGCGTAATTCTGATCCGTCTCAATATCGACGATGATAGAGACGTTAAGCGGAATCATGAAGGATTGTTCAACACAAGGAGAAGCACCAGGAGTGAAAGGTTTAACTTGGTCGCCATTAGCATCCAGCCAAACAGTTTCGAACTGAGTTGCCGAATTATAACGTGGATACCACGTAAGGTAATAGCTAAGCATCCCCATGCCAAGTTCATAGCAAGCCTCTGCTCCTAACGGCAGATCGTCTTCCTTGAAGGACTTGTAATACGCATAGAAGGCTTTTCGCGGATCTCCGTATTTATTCCAACCGTGGAAATCTTCCATAGCGAAATGTATTGCGGAACCAAACCAGAAATTGATATTCTGCTCGGCGCCGGAATGGGTTAAGTTTTTGCGCATTGACGAGATGTAATCCCATTTACGCAAACAACGACGAAATACTCGCCGATCTGAGGTTCGTAATGTGTACCTGCTTCTTTTGCAAGATATGCCTTCTGCCATAATCTTACACCCTTTCTTATATTGGGATTTAGGCTGTTTTGCTGCCTATATTAATATAATATTCTAAAATTATTTATTTTTAACGGGGTACTTTAATCATTAAAAGATTTCAACTTCGCAATTATAGCGCCATAATTGTAATGCGGCAATGTACAATTTGTGCAATCTTTAATCCCTTTAGAAGTTAGAGTCCAGTTGCCTCCGCAGTTCTTATCTCTATATAGAGGACAAAAACAGAAGAGGCAACTAAAATCATCTAATTGCGCGGGTTTTATAGGATGACAAGGAAAATATTCACATTGGGCGTTCTGGAAGAATCTATAGTTGTTCTTCATGTTCCTCTCACCTAATTGAAAATGTGTAATTCTTCCTTGGCGCGTGTGACGCCGACATACATGACTTTACGCTCATCGAAATTTCGTAAATACGCCGGCTGCATGATGGGGAAGTTACCATACAAAATGACCTTTTTATTTTCCAGCCCTTTAGACGAATGCACCGTCATGATCTTAACCTGATTCTCGATCATAGCCTCCTGCAGTTCTTCCAGAGTAAGGTCACTTTTGCGAATAAAACAATAGTCAATATTGTTATCATCCAACAGATCGGCTAATTGATATGCCTCACGATTTGAACGCGTAAGGATAAACCAATCTCGATAGTTGGCCTTATCCTGCTGAAGCAACTGGACGATCTTTTCTTGTTGTGATTTCGTTTGTGAAGTTACTCTACCCGGCAACTGACTAAGAATAGTCGTAGTCTTTCGAATACGATCAGGCACTTGGCCGATAACTTGTTCGCCGATCTTGACAATGGAGGTGGCATTGCGATAGTTGTTGGTTAAGTAGTATGTGGTGAATTGGTCGCTCTCAACCAACGTCTTGAAAATTTCTACGTTACCTCCTTTGAAGCCATAGATCGCCTGCCAGTCATCGCCAACAAAGAAATAGTTTTCCGAATTAAGAGCACGAATGAACTTATACTCGGACGAGCCGATATCCTGTAATTCGTCGACGAGCAGATGCTCGATTGAAGCGCCCAAAGACTTGTAATAAGTTGTGGCATGCTGAATTAGTTCATCGAAGGTGATGATGTTATCCCGCTTCATAATCTTATGAACATCGGGAGTACATTTGTAAAGAACATTGCGCTCTGAGGGATTAAGAAAGTCAGACAGGGCAGATTCGTCGATCCGTCCGGCATCGACTTTCTTTTTCAGATCCATATACTGCAGCCAACGTTTAAGCGTTAGCGCTTTATACGGTTCTTTAGTCAGGATCTCTTCATAGATAAGTTGTTCAGCCTCCTCAGTCAGGATGCTGTAATTTACGCCACTGTTCTTATAAATACGGTTGGCGAATGAGTGGATAGTACCAATAAAAGCATCACCGATATTAGGTACGCCTTTAAGTCGGTCTTTCAATTCTTCTGCCGCCATATTCGTAAACGTAATAGCTACGATGTTATATGGTTGTACCCCTTCTTCCATAAGCCATTTAACCCGCTCGGTTAAGACCCGCGTCTTACCTGATCCAGCACCAGCTACCACAATAATATTTTGTGCTTTACTGGTTACAATTGCTTGCTGCTGATCGTCCAGCTTTAACATGTTCGTTCCTCCTTCAAAATAAATAGTCTGTAGGTTTAATTAAACCGCCGCGAGATAACGCGGTGACATAATTCGTAACTTGTACTTGTGCTTCACGGCTGTATTCCTTTACTTCTAACCACGCCGTTAAACTTAGAAATTTATGCCGTAACGAAGAACCCTTCATTGCAATCCTTATCGCCTGCCATTCCGGATTCTTAACCGCCGCAAGTACTTCTTGTTTGTTCATGTGGCCAAAATATAACGTACTCCAATCCATTATCGCTTAACCCCCTGAAAACGTTTTAACATCATCTGATATTGTTCTTCCGTGCCAACGATCCAGTTAGCAGAGTCACTTTTATCGTTCATCTTGATCTTAACATCTTCGTCAACCGTACCTTGATGAATAAAGTAACCACAGTTAACGAAATTCTCTTGCCCTAAGCGACACATACGATCCTCTGCCTGGCTGTTCAAATTAAAATCCCATTCGTAGCCAGCAAAGAAACCATCTGCCGCCTCTGTTGCGTGAAAAGAAGCACCACT